AATTTTGTGATCTCATCTGCCAAGATTCGAAGCCTAAAAAATAACCCGTTGCGTAAAACAAAAATCTCCCTCACTCTGAGTTTCGGGGGTACGGGAAGGTTTAGATCAGTTACGATGATAGATCCGATGCTCCAAGCTCCTCTATACACTCAAGAGGATATCTCCAAGCTTCATCTAGTGCAGATTTCCAACAGAGAAAACCAAGCCAAGAAGAAAACTTGTGGTTATACGTACTCGTAGACGGTATAGAAAGATTCCTAAAAAACCAACCTAAAGAAGTTTTATGGTTCTATTCTAACGCTGATTATATAGGCTCTTATAAGTGGATATGTGAATCATTAGATATAGATCCCCTTACATTAAGACACAAGATACTCACTAATATAGATGATATAGATTTTAAAGCTGTTAGAAAGTCTTATATCTGTAAAGATAATGTAAGATCACCTAAACATGATATGTAAGTTATATGAGTAATGATAATAACTCTCATAATAATGGTGTTGAGGTAATTAGTAATACTAATCAAGATAATACTAATAAGAGATCCAAAGGTAGACAACCAGGATTCAAACCAGATCCAAAACAATACAAGAAAGCTGAAATTACTCTCAGAGATCGTAATATATTAGATCTAAAACATAGAGGTCTTAATAATAATCAGATCTCTAAAGCACTAGCTATATCTAATCCAACTGTTAGTAAGGTATTAAAGAAGTATGAAGATATATTCACAGAATTATCTAATATAGATAACTATGAACAGGTAAGGGATAAGTTATTTAGTGCTACTGAATTGAGGCTTCTTAAATCTTTGAACGATGAGAACAAAATAAAGGACGCTACCTTATCCCAAGTTTCCAGCGCATTCGACAAGGTTAGAACAGGCAGAAGACTTGAACAGGGACTTTCTACCGCTAACAACGCCACTGAGATACGATATACTTCCGTGTCTTCCGACACCCTCGACACCGATGAAAGCTAGACAGAAATCAAAAGCATTAGTTTTCCACTTCTAGTGATGTAAATTATCACGTCACTTTTAAGGCACCCCTTCGCACTATCAGCGTGCAGAAAATGGGTGCGTATACTCACACCATACGCGCATGTATCAGTGCCTATGCTTCTCCTTCACCACAAGAAAAATATATACGGGTACGGGTATGTGATTGTGTGCAGTAGGGTAGGTGGGGGGTAGTACGGGGTAGGGTTTCAAAAATCTTTGGAGAATATTTTAGCAAACCCCCTCCCTGGTTGCGTGTAATTTCCTGCACCTTACTTCATTCCTCCAAGTCACTCATTCTACTGTGGTGATAAGTATCAATGGTCATGAGTGGGAACCGTTACCTGGGGTTCAGTATCGTTTTAAGTACGATGTGATAGCTCGTAACATTGCCAAAGGTAAGTTTCGTGAGGTTGATGCGTATCGGACGTTGTTTCGTGAGGACAGCTGGGCGTTTTTGTACTTTGTTATGGGGTATGAGAAGGCTAATCATCCTTGGATTATCGAGACGTGTCGTGAGGTGGACTTAGATTCTGATGTGAATAGCTTGGATTTATGGGCTAGAGAGCATTTTAAGACCACGGTGCTTACGGTTATTAAGAACATCCAGCGAATTTTGGTCAATCCTGAGTTGTGTGTTGGTCTATTTAGTCATACCAAGCCGATTGCTCTTGGATTTTTGCGGTCTATCAAGGGTATTTTGGAGAGTTCGGATTTCTTGAAGTACTTGTATCCCGACATTCTCTACCAAAATCCTGAGAGGGAAGCTTTCTCTTGGTCGTTGGACATGGGTTTGTACGTTAAGCGTAAATCCATTGGGCGAAAGGAGGCGACTTTTGAGGCTCATGGGTTGATTGAAGGGATGCCGACCAGTAAGCACTTTGATGTTCGGGTCTATGATGACGTTGAGACTTTGGATTCGGTGCAGAGTCCTGAGATGATCAAGAAAGTTTGTGATGCTTTTGACATGAGTCACAACCTTGGAACGGATTTGGGTACTCATCATGTGATTGGGACTACGTATCACCATGAGGGGTTACTCCAAAAGCTTCGTGAAAGGAAGCGAGAGACTGGAGAATTGGTTTATAAGGTTCGAGTAAAACCTGCGACAGTGGATGGCACTCCAAACGGCGACCCTGTTTTGTTATCTCCGGCGAGGATTGCTGACCTTCGGGTTAATAAGCAGATGTTTTTCTCACAGCAGTTATTGAATCCTACTCCGACTGGGGAGCAAAAGCTTGATCCTAACCACCTCCAGTTCATAAGTCCTGCGGCACTTCCCAAACGGCTCTATAAGTTTATGGTTATCGACCCTGCTGGGGTTAGGAAAGATAGAACTGGGGATTCCTGGGCTATTTGGGTGATAGGTGTTGAGCCTCTCATGGATGATTTGGGGGCAAGTAAGGTTTTTCTCCTTGATGCGTGTATAGAACCGATGAATCACGACGAGGCTATGAAGAGTTGTGTGGACTTATACGTGAGGAACGGAAAGGTTCGTACCATTGGGATTGAAAAAGTTGGGATGAGCTCGGCGGAGATTCACTTAGCTTCCGCACTCCGAGCTAGGGGTAAGTATTTAACCCTAGAGAATGGTGGGATCACGTTACTGCGCCCTGCTGGTCGGTCTAAGGGAGATAGGATTGAGGGGAATCTTATGTGGCCTCTCAACAATTCTAAGATTTTTGTGTGCTCTACGGTTCCTAATGCGTGTGTGGAGCGGTTGAAGCTTGAAATGGGTAGATATCCGTTTTGGCATGATGATGCGTTGGATGCGTTTAGTTACGTGTACGACTTAATCAAAGATTTTCGGTTTGGAAAGGTTAGACATCGAGAGAAAGAAGCTGATCCGTGGGCATCTTCGTATGTGTCCGATGGTGGCAGAAACTCTTGGATGATTTGTTAGAAGGTTTTAAAAATTGAAAGCACTCCGCACTACACTTGAAGGTGGTTTTGTCACACGCCATAAGCATGTTGTTTATCTAAACGATGAAAATGGTTTTGGTGCATGTGCTGTAGCTGAAGGTCATGCCCATAGGATCACCTACACTCCGCCACAAGAAGCACAAACTGACCCTGAGACGGGAGAAGAGGTAGCGGCTGCTGTTCCTGGTGGTTGGGTTATAGAACCTGCCCTTGATGGTCATACTCACGATGGATTTGAAGAATACGTAAAAGAACAAAAGCGCAGCGAAGAGGGGAGTGAGAAGATTCTCTCGGATGTTCTGACTCTCTTTAAAGAGGCGCATCTAAATGAGTCCGAAAGTATTGAGAAGGGCTGTGAGTCTCATGACTTTAGAGCTGGTTGCCAGTGGGAACACGGGTTAAAAACTCAGCTCGAATCTCAGAAACGGGCAGCTCTTACCATTAACTTTACGGCGAAATACGTAAACGAAATACTTGGTCACGAGATTCAAAATCGTACCGACATTCGCTACCTACCCACAGAAGACGGAGACCAGCGTGTAGCGGACATGCTAAATGTTCTGGTCAAACATATCACTAATCAGTGCTACTACGACCGAGAGAAGACTAAGGTGTTCTTGGACGAGGTTGTAGCGGGACGAGGATTGTTTAACATCTACGTTGACTTTTCTCGCGACCTTAGAGGCGAGATTAAGATTGAAGGATATCCGTTTAAGCAGTTCAGAGCTGGGTATCATGAGAAGGAGGACTTGTCCGACTGTGAGCATATTCACAAAGACCGGATGTTTTCTATAGGAAAGATTAAGCAGCTTTGGCCGGATAAGGCTGAAGAGGTTGAAGCTAAGTATCAAGACTTAAAGTCACTCGCTGAATTTTCTAATACTGGAAAAGTTTACGCTGATGATGCCTATCGTCACCCTGACGCTAATAGAACTTGGCCTATCACTATCGGGGACTACAAGCTCGTTGATATTGCCAGAAAAGAATTTCGAGTTATCGAGACTTGGAGAAAACAGTACATAGAGATTCCGGTAGTAGTAAACACTAACGAGGATTTTTATTTTAATGCTCACGGTTGGAGGAAAGCTGACCTTGATTCTATCTCTACGATGCCAGGATTCATTGTCATTAAGCGCCCTGGCACTAAGATGCGGATTACTAAAGTTGCTGGAGGAGTTGTTCTTGATGACCAACCAGAAGCAGACCTTCCAGTTGATGATTTCTTTGTAGTTCCGGTTTACTGCAACAAGTTCGAGAATAAGTTCTGGGGCAAAGTTGAGGATGTAAAAGACGCGCAGCGCGAAGTTAATAAGCGCCACTCTCAAGCTGTAGACATCGGGAACCGCATGGTTAGCTCTCTTTGGTTTTACACCAAGAGCATGTTTCCTGACGAGAACCCACACCCATTCCAAACAAACTCATCAACTCCTGGAGCTATGATTGAGGTTGAAGATGAGTCGAGACTTCCACAGCAGTCGCAGAACGCGCAGTTCCCAAGAGAGTTAGTTGAGCTAATGCAGATTGGCTCTCAGCACATCTCTGAGCTGATGAATATTTCTATCGCTCCTCGTGGAGCCAACACTTCAGCTAGTGCGCTACTTCAAGAACAAAAGATTAGGCTTACTGGAAATGAGTACCTGTTTGATGCGATGAGTCACGCGCAGGTCAAAGTTGGACGGATTCTAATCAAACTTATTCAAAAGTATTACACGGCTGACAGAATCTACCGGATTCTTAATAACGCTAACAATAAGCAGAAGCTTGAACTTGGTGGACAACCGTTTGAGGAGTTTACCGAAGATGACATCATGTATCTTCTTGAGACCTCAGACCTAGAGCACTATGACGTTGAAATTGGGGAATCTCCAAACTCTCCATCAGCTAGGCTTACAACATACACAATCTTATCCGATCTTACACAGAGAGGAGTCGGTATTCCTCCTGAAGCTACTATTAAGTTTGCGGACATACCGGACGCTCAGAAGAATGAAATCATTCAGAAGTTCGATCCGAATGCCGACATTCTGCTGATGCCTCGCATGTCGGGCGGGTTATGACTGCAACCGAACGCAGTATGGCCCTGATCTTTAAGGTGGTGCCCAAGGAACACATTAAGCCGGATGGCGATGCGGATATCTATCTGACCGTCGACGGACAAGTGTTCCGGTACTATATCTTCAAAGGGCTCCAGACCCGTGTCTACGTGAAGGGTTTTGCTG